GCGTTCTCCAGTTCGACGAGCCGGGACTCGAGTTGCTGGTCCACCGCCTTCTTGGCCGCCTCGACATCCAGGCCGTCATCGAACAGCCCTTGAATCTCCAGCATCCGCTTTGCGACCCAGGACGAGGCTTCCTCCCAGATCATCTGGAAGCCAGTGGCGAAGTTGGTCCATGTCTTTGACAGGAAGGCGGTCGTCTCGATCCACGCGACCTCGAGTGCGTGGAACACGATCTCCGCGGCGGCGAGCGCCCCGTACCACATCGAGTAGGCCGTGGAGACGAAGAACTCCTTCGCGCCCACCCACGCCTTATTGAGCGCCGCCACGCCCTGCTGCCAGATGACCTTCAGAGACAGCCACAGGATCTCGGCTGCGAGTGCGATGTCGCCGGCGGCGAGGGCGTCGGAGATGCCGCCGACCACTTTGCCGACCCAATCTCGCAGCTCGGTGAACTTCTCCGCGAGCCACGACAGCGCCTCGCCACCCGCGCCGGTGACGACCAGCAGTGTGCCGCCGAGCGCCACGATCGCGGCGATTGTCAGACCCACCGGAGTGAGCACAGCGCCGATCGCGGCCCCGATCAGGCTGAACGCCGTGCCGATCCCGCCGATGACGGCGGCCACGATGCCGAGCGCTGCGCCGATGCCAGAGATGATGTAGCCCAGGCCGACGATCGCGATCCCCGCGACCGCGACGGCCGCCGCGACTTTGAGCGCCCAGACCACCGTTTCCTTGTTCGCCTTCACCCACGCGGTGGCGCTGACGACGATCCGCGTGATCCGCTCCGTCAAGTCCTTGATGGTGGGTGCCAGCGCCCCGCCGATGGTGAAGACGCCCTGCTTGAGAACCTTCCAGAGCGTGCCGAGCGCATCGTTGAGTTCCGCGGCGTCGCGGGCGGTTTCCGTGCTCACCGTCAGCCCGAGCTTGCGGGCCTGCTCCTGCATCTCGTTGATGCCCGCGGCCCCGTCGGCCATCAGCGGAAGAAGCTTGGTCCCGGCCTTGCCGAAGAGTTCCATCGCCATCGCGGCCCGGAGCGCCGGGTCTTGGATCTGGGAGATCCGGTCGGCCAGCAGTTTGAACTGCTCATCCGGCGAGAGCTTGGCCAGGTCCTGCACCGTCAACCCCAGCCGCGCGAGAGCCTCGTTCGCACCTTTGGATCCTTGTGACGCCTCCGTGAGCGTCTTCTGCATAACGCGGAGGCCGTTCTCCAGCGTCTCCATGTCCGTGCCGGAGAGGTCGGCCGCGTAACCGAGCTCGCTGAGGGCCTCAACGCTCACGCCCGTGCGAGCGCTCATCTTGTCGAGCGCATCGCCCGAGTCGCTGAACACTTTCGCGGTACCGAGCAGCGCGGTGATCGCCGCGACACCGATGCCCGCCATCTTGGTGCCGATGGACCGCAGCCCCGCGCCGAAGGCTTCGAGCTTCTTCTGGGCCGCCTTCAGTCCAGCCGACAGCTTGTCGCTGACGCCGAGTTCAACGAAGGCCCGGCCTGCTCGGATGCCACGCGTGTCAGCCATTAGTGCCTATTCCCCGATACCCTTGCGATGTGCTGATCAACCCTGACTTTGCCGCCATGATCGAGAAACTGCCGCCGTCGCTGGAGCGACTGATGGCGATGGTGCCGGTGACGATCGCCACGCTCCCGTCGGTCGGGGCGATGCCGAAGAGCGGCATCTATTGGCTGTCCGAGGGCAGTGCGTCGATCTACGTCGGGCGTTCCCGACGCATCAGAGAACGCCTTCAGGAACACGTTCGTCCGAGCTCCGGTCACAATCAGGCGTCCTTTGCGTTTCTGCTCGCCCGCGAGATGACGGGGCGTCTTGATGCGACGTACAAAGCGGTCGGCTCCAGGGCGAGCTTGCTGACGGAGGTGCCGTTCGGAGCGGCATTTGCGCAGGCCAAGGAGCGCATTCGCAGGATGGACCTTCGATTTGTCGAGGAAACCCACCCCGTCTGTCAATGTCTGCTGGAGGTATACGTGGCGACAGTGGTGAAGGCGCGTTACAACGACTTTGATAGCCATTGATCTAGTCACGTCAGGATCCTCCTTTCCGGATGCTGTTCCGCCACAAGAGCGGCAGGTTTGGCCGCTCCTTCTCCAGCGCCGGGGCCATGTACGGCCGCGGCGCGATCTTGACCTTCTGCGATGTAAGCTTGCCGCCGCGCCTGCGGAAGACGACGGTGTCGCCGCCGTACTCCAGGACATTCGGTGCCTCGCTCTTCTGGAATCCCACCGGCCCGACGACGACCGAGTCGTTGGGCTTGTCGTACCCGAACAGGATCAGCCGACGTAGGCTGCCCTCGTGCGAATAGGGCGGGGCCCCTGGCGGAGCCGAGCCCTTGCGTTTGCGGATGCTCGTCTTGGCCGCCGTGCGGATGAACGCGCCGGCCTTGCTGAGCACCTTCCGCTTGGCGTTGTCGACCGCCGCCATGACGACATGGCGGTCGAAGAACATGTCCTTGATCCGCATGGTGATCACGCGCCACTCCCCGCCGGACCGCCATTCCCGCCGCCGGTGCCAGCGAGACCGCTGCCCTTCTCCAGGCCCTTGTTGAACGACGCCTCCTTCTCCTTGCGGAGACGGCCCGACCCGATGAACAGGCCGACGATGCCGGTGAGTGCCGGAAGCGCGGGCCCGAGCACGGGCAGGCCCGCGACGGTGGGGCCAACGGTGTCGAGGGCCGAGAGCGTGAGTTGGCCCAGCAGCCCTCGGATCTCCCCGGCCTTTTCGATGTTGCCCTTCCACTGGGCTCCGGTCGTCTGCGTGAGGTTGAACCAGTTCTGGTACTCAACCTCCGCCTCGTTGAGGCTCAGCGTCGATGGCAGGCCGGTGGTCTGCTGGATCGTGTTGGGTGTCTTGACCTTGACGATGTCGCCAAGGTCGAGGCCGGCGCACGACGCGAGCACGAGCGCCAGCAGGATCAGGGCACCGAGATAGACATAGTGACGGGTGGTCAGGCTCTTCATGCACGAGTCTCCTTGGCGACCTCCGGCATACGGCGGTCGATGAACACGTCTTTGAGGACCGACACGTCAACCTTGACGGGTCGCTGGGGCTTGTGGAATGGGTCGAAGTCGGCGGGCTTGAGCAGGCGGGATCGCTTGGGATCGCGGGCGGTGTTAGCCACCACGGACATGACGGCGGCGGCGATCGACCAGTCGTGGCGCTGGCGGCCGTCGAGCATGGCGACCAGCTCCCGCAGCGTCAGGGGCCCGGGGTCGAGGCCGAGAGCTCCGGCGCACTGGTAGACGAACTTCCAGACGTCTCCAGCAGTCGGGTCACGAGCTTGTCCAGCTCGCCCTCGCTGGTCAGCGTTTCGATCCGCTTCTCCGTCACATCGCGGGCCTTCTCCATCACGCGGTTGGTGGCCTGGAGCACCCGCCCGAGGTTGGCCCGGTCCCTCGGGCTCGGGCAGAAACTGATGAGTTCATCCAGCACCGCGCCCGTCGCGGCCTCGATCGCGTCGCCCGCCATCGCCTTGCCGAACTCCTCGTCGGAGACTTTGGCCGAGTCGGCCTCGGGCTTGCACACCGCGTAGACCACGTCGCACAGGAGAACGGGATCGCGGATGAACTTCTCGATGAGCGTCCCCTCGATGACCTGCATGAGGTCGACGCCCGTGAGCCCGCGCACGCGTTTGAGCGTGGCGACGTTGATGTCCACCGTCCATGTCCGACCCGCGTTGTCCTTGAACTGCCGCATCCGTGCCTCCGTTGAGACGCTGTGCCGGTTGCACAGCGGTTGAACAGCCGGTGAACACCTGTTGCACCGAACCTGCTGCTGCTATTACGAACCGATCCATGAAGGCGCCGTCGCCGAGTACGTGACCTTGGCGGTCACAGAAACCGTGATGGCCTCTTCGAGGGCTTCGCTGCGGCTGAAGTTGGTGATAGAGAAGTCCGCCTGCAGCCCCTGGCCCGCGGCCGCGTCGAGGATCTGGAGGCCGATGGGGTCGTTGTTGAAGAAGGCGTTCTTGATCGCGGTGAACCCGGCATCGCCGGTGTCCCAGACCATCTCGAACTCCACGCTCGCTTCCTTGAGCGTGGCGACCGTTGCCCGCCAGCCGCTGTTGGCTCGTGTGGTCACATCCGCCTCGCCCGCTTCGAGGTTCAGCGTCACGTCTCGTGTGTTGCCGAGTGCCGTCCATGCGCCTGCGCCTGCCTGGCCGCCCGTCTTGTACTTCAGGGCGGCTTCCATGCCGAGCTTGATTGCCATTACTGACTCCTTTCACTCGGCGCTGTGGCCGACCACGAAGACCGTCTCGCCGCCCTTGCTCTTGACCAGAATGTCCGCCAGGTTCACCCGTTCGAAGTAGTACTGCGTGCCCGGCGCGACATCGATGGGATCCGTCTTGCCATCCGACAGCAGGAGGTCCTGCGTGTTCTTGTGCGATGCCGTGAGCGTGAACGTCGCGATGAGCTTCGTCGCCGACAGCGGCTTGTCGCCTCCGTCCAGATCGACCTTGAAGATGATGGCATTCCTCACGCACTACCTCCGCTCGCGGTACGTCACACTCAGGACGCTCGTGAACACCCGGTGCTGCTCGAGCGCCTCGCTCGACACCACCGGCTCGTTGCTGATCCCGACCCACGCCGCGTCGGGGAAGCCCTCCAGCCGTTTGAACCGCAGGTGATCCGCGATCGCCTCCACCAGCACGAGCAGTTCGTCGATCGCCGCGTCCGCCCCATCGGCGGGGAGCTTCTTCTGCACGCCCACATCCACGACGTACTCGATGGCTAGGCTGTCCCGCGTCACCGGCGACATCTGCAGCGTGCGGGGGACAACAGAGACCCGCAGGTCCTTGAGGTCCTCCAGCGTGAAGGCGGGCTGGAACATCCGCACGGCCGTGAGCGGTTGCCCGAAGGACCCGGCGCTCACGTGCGCCGCGACGGCGTCCGCAATGGCGGTGATGGTGCTCACGGGCCCCCTCCGATCACAGGCGAGCCCGTTGTTGGCACGGTCTGGCGGGGCGAGTTGGAAGTTAGCCCCGACAGCTTGCCCTCGAGGAACCAGATCTTGCGTTCCATCTCGGCGTACTGAGCGCGGATGCTGCGGGCCTCGCCGATGAACTCGTCGAGCCGCTTCTCCACCTGCTGGAGCTTGGTGGTCACCACGCCCCATTGGATGGTCATCGCGCCCGCCGCGAGCACGACGGTGACGACCACGCCGGCCCACCGAGCACTGCCGTTCTGTCCGTTGCCTTCTGCCATCGTCACTCCGTTGCGATGTGCTTGGTGTGAATCCGAAGAACTCTGCGGTACGGGTCGCTGTAGCGGAACGGCGGCTGCCCTCCCGGCGCATTGACCTCGTACACGAACACGCTCGTACCCACCGTCTCTCGCACCTGATCGCCCGCCCTCGGGAGGATCGGACCAGCGCCCAGATCCAGGTCCCCCGTCCGCACGAGGAAGTCCCGCGACTCCACTCGGTGAATGAGGCCCGCGTCGTCAGCCTGCTCGAACTCGGTCTTGCCGATGGTGGCTTGGACTTCCTTCTCGTCCGTGCCACGCCGGTAGAGGACCGGGCGCGAGAGGTGCTGGTGACGCTGGGCATCCAGAAACGCCGCGCCGCGATCGAGCAGGTCGCCCACAGGTGCTCCTTATTGCTGCAGGCGAACGCGAACGATGGTGTCGGCGTCGACGGTGGCCTTCACTGCCTTACCGATCAGCTTGTTCGCGCCGGCGGCCGCGTTCTTGGTGGCGTTCTGGGCGGCCGCATCCCAGTACGTGAGCGTGCCCGCGGGGATGGCGCTGCCAGCGCCGACCGCCTTGTTGAAGTCGAAGACGCCGGTGACGGCGATCGATCCCAACTGGCCCGCCTTGATCGGTGCCTGCGTGACACCGATGAGGTCGGCCTGCACCACCACCGCGCCGACAAGCACGTCAGCGCCGGGGGTGTAGTCGATCGAGCCGCCTTCCTGAACGAACTTTGCTGGTCCTGAAGCCATTCCTGAACCTCCATCTGTTGGTGGGCCATCGGTATCGATGCCCGATTGCTGATCGATGCCGCTTCCGAGTTCGCTGGGGAGCTCGCCACCGAGCCCCCCAGCGCCTGTGCTTCCCTGCACGGGCATGACTTACGCCTCGCCCTTGCTC